TGTTGTCCCCTGCATTCTTGCAAGATCTCGGCGGGTTTTCGAGCTTTTCCTGGGCTCCCGACTCGAGCCGCCTATAAATCACGCTTGTTTAGGGGCTAGAACTCCGTCCGGCAGCAGTCGCCCTCCGGCGAGTGGCTCGAGGATCCAGTCGATCTCCAGCATCCTTACGAGGACCTGATGGACGCCCTGCGACGTGGGATTCGAGACCGGTTCCCCGAAGGTTGGAACGAACAGCCCCAGTTTCGGGGTGTCCCTGCGAGTGGGCCATTCTGATGCAGCGACCCCGCTGGCTGTCTTACTCCTGGCTCGACCTGACGCTGGCCCTGCTGGCGGTGTTCCTGCTGATCCCACTGGCCGCGCACCTTTTCGGTATTCTCCTGGACCTGGCGCACTCAGTAGGAGGGTGCTCGGGGAGTTGCGAGTTATGAGTTGGCAGTAGAGCCCGGTCCGTATCCGCAACTCTCAACTCCTTGGCGAGGAAAGATCGGTCTTCTCTCGCTACTCGCAACTCAAGATTGTGAATCGCCGAAGAAAGGCCCGCTCCAACGCAGTTTTCAACGACTGGCTGGAGATGTGAGGCGCCTCGGCGACGCGCAGTCCTTCGGACTTGTCCTGGCTCGTGCGGTCGACCGAGCCCAGCCTGCTGGTCGCCTGAAAGGGTACGCTCTGGGCCGCGGTCGTCTCTGAGAAAGACGCTATGGAGCGGGCCTACTGTCTGCTGTCAGGTTGTCAGACCAATTGCTACAACCTTCCTGCGGACCGACAAGGCATCGAAAAGCTTTGCCCGAGAACGCATCGCGGAGGTTCGCGATCTCCCGACGGACAACCCATCGCGGAGATCGGTGGCGGAACCGACTTATCGGACCGTCGCTTTGCTTCATAACCGGATACCGTCTGGGTTGAGAAGTCCCCCGCGGGCCACTGCCAGCGATCGCGCCTCGGAGGACATTATGCGCGGCGAACTCACGGCGCGTCAGCGTGCCATCAGTCTCCGTCTCGCCGGCCGATCCGTCAAGCAGATCTGCTCCGCCCTCGGCCGCGGCAGACCTGGTTACACAAGGGGTGGCACCGCCACCTGCAGGGCGGCCCCGAGGGCTTCTACGATTCGACGCGCGCGTATAGCCACGTGGCCCGGCGCATCCCGCCCGAGTTGGAGCGAACCATACTCTCCGTCCGCCGCCGACTCCAGGCCCACGCCGCGCCGGCGACGCGTCACAGCCTCATCGGGGCCGCGGCGATCAGCGCCGAGCTGAAGGCCCTGGATATCCGCCCACTCCCCTGCGAGCGGACCATCGAGCGCGTGTTGCAGCGCCACGAACTGACCGTGCCCCGGGTCTGCCTCAACCCGCTGCTGCCGCGCCAAGAATACCCCGGCCCGACGGCTCGGGCCTCCAACCAGCTCCCCGAGATCGACCTGGTCGGGCCGATCTACCTCAAGGGGAGTGGCCGACGCTATTACATCTGGGTCGGCAAGGATGTCATCGACGGTGCCGTCTGGCTGCGGCTGGCCTACTCCCGCCGCAGGGACGAGGTCCTCGGGTTACTGGGCAAGCTCCGTAAGGACCTGGGTCGGCCGGCGCGGGTCCAGTGGGACAGCACCGCTGGAAGTCGCGGCTCTCGAAGTTGCCCGCGAGCTTCGCGGTGCCGACGGATCGACAGCCGATCGTGGCGGGACGTGTGATGTTAATCCAGCGGGTGAACCCGGCCGGGGCCATCAGCGTCCTCAGTCGGTCCTTGCTAGGCGGGAAGAGGGATCGGGGCCTCTACCTGCGGCTGTTGATCGACACCGGGCGGGGATGGCTGACCGCGTACCTCAATGGGCGAGTGCTTAAGCGATGGACGTACAAGTTGTTGAACGAGTGACCGACACATAACCGCAGGGTTGCTGTCGGTTCCCGCGGAGATTCAACACTGTGAGGCGGTGTCGGTCATTGGAGCTTCGGAACTCCGCGATGTGTTGTCGGTCCGCACCTTCCGAAAAGAGATAAGGGCCGCACGTCGGCGACTGACCCATGGCCTTCGACTCGCTCAAGAAATTGATTTCCGGCCCCTGCACTGGCCGTGGTGGGCTCGCGGACATCGGCTCCACGATCACGACCAAGGACCTGCTGAAGCCGGACCAGGGGCTGGATGGCGAGGTAGTCGTCCAACGCCGCCACGTCGACTGGCTTGAGCACCAGATCCGTTGGCGCTGGCTCCTCGATTCGTTCGAGGGGGGTGATCGCTACCGCAACGCGGTGTACGGTCCGGACCGCCGCGGGCTGCCGGCACGGAATCTCTTCCGCCATCGCCGTGAGTACCCGGATCCCCAGCAGTTCCCCAATGTCTACCAGGGGTTTGCGGGGTTCTTGGGCAGCGTCAATGCCCAGACCCAGGACGTCGGGTATGGGCCCTATCCCGGTATGCTCGGCGCCGACCCGGCCGCCACGGCGCAGGACGACGATTACGAACTGAGGCGCGCCAGGACGCCTGTGCCCGAGTTCGTCGCCGAGGCGATCGAGGTCCACCTCGGGAAGGTCTACGATCAGGAAGTCCGTCGTGAGGGCCCGGGCGACTTGATCACCTGGTGGCAAGACGTCGATGGTCGCGGCACACCCATCGACGACTGGATGCGCGAGACAGTAGCCCCACTGCTCTTGGTCCTGGGCTCCCTGGACATCTGCCTCGACCACCCCCAGGCCCCACCCGGCGAGACAATTCAGACCAGGGCCGATGTCTTGCGGCTGGGCCTCGACCGTTGTGTCGCTTCCTACATCCTCCCCCAGAACATGGTGTGGTGGCGGACCGATTCGGCCGGGCGGTACCTCGAATGTCTGGTCCGCGAGTATGTCGACCCCAGCGACCGGATCGACTACGACAAGCACGGCAACGCGATCGACCCGGAGGACCCTGGCAATGCCGGCGAGGCGTGGAGACGGAACTACGTGCGCTGGCGGCTCTGGCGGCCCGAGGAGTGGATCCTCTACTCCTCCGATGGTTCCGAGGTCATCGACCGAGGTCGCCACCCCTACGGCCGGGTTCCCATCGTTCGCCTGGTGGATCTCCCCAAGCATCGCACCCCCCAGATTGGGAAGTCACGCTACGAGGCTATCGCCGAGCTACAGCGCGAGTATTACAACCGCGACAGCGAACTGATCCTCTCCGACACCTTGCAGGCCCACCCGTTCCTCTCCGGGGCCGAGGATTTCTGCAAGGCCGACAACACGCTCTCGGTGGGGCCGGGCTACGTCCTGCCGATGAAGAAGAACCCCGAATCAGGCGCCTACCAGGGCTGGGAATTCGTCTCCCCCCCCAAGGACCCGGCCGAGTCGCTGCGGAGGAACAAGCAGGACCTGATCGACGCGAAGGACCGCCGGGCCTGCCTGGCCAAGCCCGCCGGCGCCGTCGCTGGCAGCACGACCGCCCAGAGCGGCATCTCCAAGCAGCTCGACGCGGTGACCGGCCACAAGCTCTTGGCCTCGATCGCCAAGAGCCTGGCCAAGGTCGAGCGGTTCCTGGCCGAGCACGCCCTGATGGTGCTGCACAACGAGGTCCCTGGCCGCGAGGATACCGAGGGCATCGCCATCACCTACCCGGCCAGGTTCGAGCTGTTCGGGGCCGCCGAGCTGATCGACAACCTGACGAAGCTCCAGGTGACGCTGCAGGCCGCGGGCGAGGCGCCCAACATCGAGCGGGAGATCCTCCAGGCGATCGTCCGCCAGACGCTCCTGGGGCTTTCCGACGAGCAGTACGACCAGCTCGACGCCGAACTCGAGCTGCTCCTGGAGCAGAAGGGACGCCTGGCCGAGCATCAGCGCGATATCCGGACCGCCGACATCGCCAGCAGGGCCGAGGCGCTCGAGGGCGAGGGAACGGCCGAGGCCAAGGCGGGCGAGGATCCGACCGGGCAGGCAGGTTCGACCATGGTTTCCAATATGATCCCATCTGTGATTTTATAAACATACTCATGTGTTGTACACTTGAGACCGATGGTCTTTTCTGGTAGGATTCTTGGGCAGCCCGGACGTGTCGTAAGCACGCCGGGCCACCGCTTGACAGTACCCACTTTCTAGGAGTGAGGCATGCCCGCGAGCGATCCTACCACGTCCGGCATCTATCGGATACTCTGCATTGCCAACGGCCGGATCTACATCGGCTCCGCAGCGAACTTCGCTGATCGATGGCGGATTCATCGGCGCGACCTGAAGGCCGGCAAGCACCATAGCCGGCATCTTCAACACGCATGGGGAAAGTACGGGCGACAAGGCTTCGTCTTCGAGGTCATTGAGCTTGTCGAGGACATCGGCAACCTGTTGGCGATCGAACAGGAGTGGCTGGATCGACTTCGGCCCTACGAGCAATCAATCGGATTCAACGTCTCTCCGACAGCCGGTTCAAAACTGGGGGTGGACGTATCCGAGGAAACCAGGGCCAAGCTGTCGCAGCGGAAGCGAGAATACTTCGACGACCCAGTACATGGCGAAGCCAGGAAGGCCAAGCAGGGAGACTACTGGAGGGGCAAGAAACAGAGCGCCGAGCATCGCACCAAGAGAAGGGAGGCGCTGCTGGGAGACGAGGTTACCGCCGAGTCTCGAGCGAAGAGTTCGGCCACACAGAAGGGTAGAGTCAAAACGCCCGAGCATCGCGCAAAGCTCGCCGAAGCATTGCGAGGCCGGAAGCTGCCGCCGGAAGTCGTCGCCAAGCGCGAAGAGACAAGAAAGGCCCGGGGCTACAAGGATTCGGCTGAAACTCGGGCGAAGAAATCCGAGGCCGCTAACTCCCGGAAGAAAGCCGTGATGATCATCGAGACCGGTCAGGTCTTCGACTCTATCATGGCTGCATCGAGAGTCCTTGGCCTCCACGACTCGACGATCAACCAGGCCATCCGCAAGGACTGTCGGTGCAACGGCTGGCACTGGCGATAAGTTGCCGATGCATCGTCCCCGCCCGAGCCCGGCCCTGGACCGCCGACTTCCGAGCTGATCCCCGACGCTCC